ATTAAACGGTTTGCGGTGGACCCGGAAGCTCGCGGCAAGCTCACCCAGTTCTATCAACTCAAGAACGATGTTGATGAAGTGGTGCGAACCTCCAATGACATAGAGAGAAGCGGGAAGTTTGATGAGCTTGATGAGTACCAGAAGGGCAAGATGGCCCTGCTGGACAACAAGGAGTACGTCCTTGCCATCGAGCAGTCTCTAGGCGACATCAGAGATCAGAAGAAGGAAATCCTAAGCTCTGAAGACTCACCGCAAGATAAAGCGGACGCTCTCTTGGAGTTGCAGAGGATGGAGAATGATCTGGTGGACAACATCCAAGAGATCAGGAAAGAGGCTTACGGTCCTGACTAGCCTTTGCAGAGGAGATGGATTGTGTTGTTTAACACATCCATCTCGTCCATCTTCTTGATGCGCCACAGGGACTTGTTGCCATGCCAGCCATTAGTCCCTTGGTGGCATTCCTTACACAGAGGAATGCACAAGTAATGCAGACGCTGTTCTATGTGGTGTGCATCACTGGGTCCGCTTGCCCCACATAGACCACAAGGCAACTCCTTGACCGCAGCTAAGTAGCGGCGCTCCGCCTTGTTTATGTTCTTGCTGTGCATTACTTGCCACACGGCCCCAGTGCGCGTTCATACATGTCGTCACCCTGCACCTCTTGGAGCTTCTGCATGTAGTGACGGGCCTTGTCTCCATCGTCATTTGAACCCTCCTTGCGCCCAGAGCGAAGCGAGTACTTGACTATGTTGCCCTTGAGGAACCCAACAAACTCCTCATGCGTCAAGAGCACCTCCATGACATCCCAAGGCTGAATAGGCATGTCCTTGTAATGCGACCCGCCAATCTGAATGTCGTCAGCAGAACTGCCAAACGGGAATTCCTTAGTCATAAACACTCCTCTTGAATCAACTCACTTCTGTAATCCCACATGGCACACGCCATTCCATATGCTGCCATTGCAACTGAGCGAAAATCATCTCTTCCAATATACTCTTGTCCTTCTTTTGTAGCCATCATGCTTTGCATGGCAAGTGCAGCCCAGTGATCAATCGTGGGACGCTCTTCCATTCGATCTAATATATCTTTAGTCATGTTTACTCCAATCCTCGGTCATGTCTTTGATGTGCCGTATCGCGCACTCGTAGTGCTGCGGCCCCCACTTCCAGCAATCAGGAGCATGAGTCCCGATCCGCTGAAATCGATTGGCCTCGTAATACAAGGCCTTGCGTAAACGCGCAATCTCAATGTCCTTCTCATCTTCAGTCATTTTTGTATTCGTTTCTGTAGTCATCTTCATCCATCCAATTTAGTCTGATCATTAGTCGGCGGTACTCAAACTGAGCAAGCGGCGTCATCTTCTCCTGCATCAGCAGGTACTCCCGCATGAGATCAAGCCGTCGATCCATCTCGGTCTTCATCGCTTGCTTGATGAGATCATTGGGTTTCTTCGGCTCGTTCATCTACGTACTCCCCGATGCTGTATTCGCCCAGCATCCTCTTGGTGTTGAACAACTCTCTGTGTTGCGGGTATCTTAATTTCCACAGCCTAGCGTAAAAGGCAATGAAGTCATTGGATATCTTAAAGTCTTCGCCCGTGGTGACTATGTAAACTTCCCAGCGGATACGGTTAATTATTAACCAATGGCTTATCTTCTTAGTGCCTCTCCTCACAGCATCAAGAGAGAACTTCTCAAAGTAATCCCACACCGCTGGGTTGGCGTTGTGCCACTCCCACCATGCTTCTTTCTTCTCGGAAAACGTCATCCTCTTCATGTCTTACTCCTCTCGGGCCAGTTGGCGGGGCGGTCTGTCCATTCGACATCCATGTGCATGGACTCTTTTTTAGCAGCCCACTTCGCTGCTTTTTCTGCTGGTTCGTGCGCAAATGCTGCCCATGACCAGCACTCACCATCCCACCAACGATAGGTGGCGTGGAACTGCTGGTGGTAATGTTTCGTCGGCCACCAGCCAATCCTAGGTGGGACACCCTTCTTCCAATTCATCTTCACTCCTGAACAGCCAGCGCACTTCCATACTTTTAATCGAGGGTTAAACGTGCCGCCTAACGCGACCTTTTTCTGGTCACAGGTAAAGCAAACGCGAGTAAACCCAATAGTAGTTACCACTTCAACTCCCCAAGTTCATCATCGCCAATGCCTCTCGGATTTTTACAGTAAGTTCATCCCAGTACTCTACGGTGGTGCAGGTTTTGATGTTCACATTCGCCGTCGATCCATCGTTGTCTTCGACGGTAAAAAGAATAAAACCCGTAGCGTCACATACACCTATGATCTTTGTTGGGTGTATGTTTATCCCATCCCGGCATTTGGTTTCTTCCGGTGTTGAAGTCGTTACATCTTGCGTATTCATCACTTTATCTCCACAGCATAAAGCCGCATAAACTCGGCCAATTTGTTTAAGTCATGCAACTGGGAAGAGGGCACCGCTCTTGGCAGTCGATAGCCTTCAGCCTTGAGCAGCACCATCAGGGATTCTCGGCGGCTGCTTTCTGTGACCACTTCAAGCAACGTGGCGATCTCCTTCGCCTTGTCCCAGTCAATCACTTGCCGTCCTTGTAGGTTTTATTTTTTCAGGACAAATCAGCAGCGAACCATCTTTGTTTAGATAGCAACGATAGATGTCGTTCTCATCTTCTTCGGGTAACTCTGGTGGTTGAGTACAGGCGTACAGCCATAGCAAAGACGACAAGGCAAGTGCTAGGACGCGCATGGCCTAGCCACCTCTCGCAACCACGATGCTAGCTCTTTGGCTGTTGCATCTTCCGGTGGTTCTACACCAGTGGGAATCTCCCACCCAGTGCCAGTGGCCCTGAGTATTTCATCAATAGGAATCCTATTGCGCATCGATTCCTTGGCGGCTTGACTCGCCACCCTCCATATTAGAGCCATTCCCTTCTCCCTCTAAACGATGATTTTTTTGTTGCTTCTTGAAAACGGTTTCCTTTGTTTGGAATCTGTGTCCGTTTCCGCACAATCTAGTACGAACTTCTCGCCTTGTTTCTTTAACTTCCGTCCATGCTCCGCATTCTGGGCACGGGAATCCCGTTGTTATGGTCATGTTGTTTAGTGATGAGTTGGGCCAGCAGCCACTTGTCTCCTAGAGACTGGACTGCCCTAGCCCATTTTAATTGGTTCGTCCTGTTCAGTGCAGGACTTGCCAAATCACTATTCCAAAGAATCCTCGACCTCTTCAGCAGCAGAACTTTCATTTCTCCACTCCTTCATTGCCTGTCCGACCCACCATCCGGTGGCGTTTATGAACATGCCCCGCCCCAGCATTTCCTCATCGGTCATGCAACGGCGGTCCACGCCATGATCTCCAATGCGGTGCTTCGTAAACGCAGAGTTACTGTTGAAGTACCTGCGGCAACCACCGCATTGGTTGTGTGTGCCAGTCAGCTTCACTCGATCCGCTCTACAAATTTGGTGACACGGAAGGTTCCAAATGGGCCACGCTTTTCTGGGCGGAAGTCGCCAACACCGATAGACAGCCCAGCTTGCTCCAGCAGCATCTGAGCATCCGACAACTCCATCAGGGTGTCATCCACGCCGATAGAAAACTCCAAGCCCCAGCAGTCAAATCTTGGGCGATGACGCATGATCCGACCCTTGGTGCTAGGGATCGTCACAGGGCGGCTATCCACCTCAAAGTCTTTTGCGGGGCCGTCACCATTCATCACGGTAATGGTGGGCTCATAGATGCGGATAGCAGACGGAACAATAAAGCGCATGGACTTGCGAGTCCCCGGCATCTTGTAGTTGGTGCCTGCTGCTCCCATTGCGTTAGGGATGGCAAATGCGGAAATGTAGAACGTGCCGTCATCGTTCTTGTTGGCAACCCGTTCCGCCTGCTCCCGTGGAGTGCCACGATCAATCTTCACATTGCGAGCCTTGCTGCTCGACGCTGCTTCTGCATCCTCGCCAAAGCGATGCATAAGAAGTGGTTGAATACCGCGAATTTGAATGTCGATAAGTTTCATAGTTCTCTCTCCGTTTAATAAATAATTTTTAATTCCATGTACCCTGCCGCGCCCAGCCCCGCCATGCCATGCCCAACCCTGCCATGTACCTTGCCTTGCCTAGTACCGTGCCATGCCGAGCCGAGACTGGCCCTGCCAAGCCCAGCCATGCCATGCCCTGTACCTCGCCGTGCCATGCCATGCCCTTCCCAGCCCGGCCTAGCCTAGCCCATCCCCGCCATGTACCTTGCCTTGCCATGCCCAGCACCGCCGCGCCATGCACCGCCTAGTACCCCGCCAAGCCAAGCCGTGCCGAGCCTCGACACGCCCCGCCCCGCCAGTCCACGCCCTGTACCTTGCCTCGCCCAGCCCCGCCGCACCGTGCCTTGCCCTGCCCTTCCGGGCCACGTACCACGAAATGTTTAACGCTTCTTAATGTTTTTGGTAAGGCTTTTCTGAGGAGCTCTGCTGATCTCAGGAAATGTTGAGGGCTGTGTGCCCACTCCCCGATCAGAGGCCCAAGCTCTGATCGCCTTGTCCTTGAGGGTCTGATGCTCCCTCTGCTGCTCCGGTGTTGGTAGCTTTCCCATCTTTATCTCCTTGCATAATTTTGGTGTTTATGTCTGCTGCAACCAACTCAGCGAATGACTTCCCGGAAGGGAATCTCATCTGGGCCGCTTTGTTGCCGTTTACGGAATCAATGGCGGCACCCAAGCCATCATTGAACCCCGTCATATAGTCTCCCTTGGACAGTCTGATCTCGATTGCCTCTCGGACAATCTGATTCATGGAGACATTCAGCTTTTTGGCAAACCTAGACAGGCTTGCGTATTGCGGATATGTCACCCTGACCAGCAAAGGTTTAAGGGAAGTCTTCATAAGTGCTTTCGTAATCTCTAACAAGATCATCGAACAGGTTCTGAGCTTCCATGTTGCCATTGAGTTCGGATCGAGACCCAATGTTGCAGTTCACACAGACGCTGTTAGCTGCTTCTTGTTCAGTACCCACACCCAAGAACTTCTGAAAGTGCGCCGACTTGCACAACACAGCCGCCTGTTTAACGCGATTGTTGTACTGCGTCGGGCTTTCATCGTCTTGGATGCGGACCAAAGCAATGGCGTACCTAGCCCCAACGAAATCCCTAAATAGCTCCTCTGGGATTTCATCGGGGTGCAAGGACAAGGTCAGGACGTATCCTGTCTTGTCTTGCTTCAGGGCCAGCTTACGCGCCTCAAACTGAAGCGGCATCGCGGGTAACCATCGCTTTGATGCGGTTGGTCATGCCCTCAAGCAAGAGAACCGAATCATGGATGCGCTCCAAATAGGTGATGTACTGCTTCAGCTTGGCGATCTCTTCGTTCTGGGTGACCACCAAGACGTTTAGCGTGTCGATCTTCTCTGCGCTGTCGAGGATGACGTTGCGCAGGGTGTCATGCACCTTCTGCTGCGCAGCGGCAGCTTCCTGCCTCTTTTGCAGCGTCTTCTTGGCCTGATGCACCTGTGACGGCGTGGTATTACATGCCTTGGCAAGGTCTACCAACTTGGTGACTGTGGGATTTGCCGCCATGTAGTCACGGACTTCTTGAGCTTTAGTCATGTTTAGCTTTCTTAATTAAAAAGGAACGTCTTCATCGTCATCAGCTTGGCGAGCTACTGGCTTCTTCTGATCGTCGGGAACCCAGCGGTTCACGCTGATCGAAAGGTAGGTCGAGCCAACCGAAGCACCCGTCATAACCTTCTTCTTCCAGCCGCTGATCTTGTAAACCAACAGGCCGTTCTCGTCCTTGACCGCAGTCATGTTCTTGGGGTCAATCGCAAGTTCACCCCAGTAATCTGGGCTTGCTGGAGATTGCTTGACGGCGTTTGCCTTGAGCGAACCTGAGTCCGCCTTGTGCTCAAATTTTTTGTCGTAGTCCACGTTTACGCTCCTTTGGTGAATTGTGTTTTCATATCTGTAAAGACCTTCTTTACACCGTCGAACAGGTCAGGGTGGTTGCTCTTCAGCGCGTCCACCTTGGCTTGGTTTGCTTTCCAATAGCTCTTCAGCCCCGCCTCATCCTTACAGACTTGGCTGACGTAATGAACCATCGACTCAGCGAATAGCTCCGCCTCTTCCCTGCTGGCCTTTGGCTTTTCCGCTGGCTTCACCTCGACAGGAGGTACGTTCTCCGCCCCTCCCTCTTCTTCTGGCAAGTCCTCGCCAGCGTATATGTACAGACCCAGTCCATGCAGGGCAATAGCTTTGACAAGGCACCGCATGCAAGCCGTGTTTACTTGGAATGCATCTGGGTTCTGGATGGGCTTGTTCCTGTGGTCCATGACCGGGAGGAAACAGGTGCGCTGCTTACCGAAGATGGTCACGGTGACCCACACCATGGCGGTCCCGTTGACCTCCATGTAAGGCCGGGTCACCTCGTCCACGTTAAACGTGTTGACGAAGAAATGAGCCTCGGGGTCAGCCTTGAGAGCCTCCGCCCATGCCCACGCCCAACTGAGGTAGGTCAGCCCGTTTTTCCGCTCTACTTTGTCGTTGACGTTCATCGCCAACAGCTTTGCTGTAGTCACTCAAACTCTCCTTTTTTGTATTGATCACAAAACTCCGCCACACCGCAGTAGTTCCCGGTGCAACGCTTGGGCTCGCCGGGGCGTACCTCGACATAGCCCTTCTCTTTAGCGGCTAATTCATCCGCTTCCTCCTTCACCTTGAACAGCTTGATCGCCGTCTTTCGGCCTTCGCGTTTAACTGCAAAGACTGTCTCGCTGGTCCACCGCTCTTCATCAGAGCATGGCTGCAACTCATCTCCAAACTCTGCGGCAACCTTGGCGTTGCGGTGCATCTCCAGCCGCTCGCGGATGTAAGCCTCGGTCTTTTCCAAGGGCCACACGGGTACATCCACCATATGGATGGGAGAAGCGGGGTAGCCCTCGCGCATGTCATGGCGGGTAAAGTCGCGGACAAAGGCACACACCTTGAGACTGATCACCCGCTTGCCCGTGACCTTCTCCACCAAAAACTTATAGATGTTTAGCTGCTGCGCCCACTCCATCTTTTCCTGCATGACTGCCCATGCGGAGGTGAACTTGTAGTCGATGATGCCGATGCCAAATGGGGTTTCCTCTTGAAGGTCAATGGCCCCGCTGATCACGACGCCGTCGATCTCATGAAATAGCCGCTCTTCACTAATCCACCCCGGCGTTGCACCGCGCTCTGCCACAACGTGCAATGCGGACCCCAGCATGCTCCACAACATGTCGCTGACATCTGTCTCAATAGCGGCGTCATGGCGTTCGCGTAAGCGGCGAATCTTAGGGGGGCTCATCAGTTCAGTTACACTGTAGCTGGATGCGCCCTTGCTGTAGTAGTCTGCCGACGCTAATGTCAACAGTGGAGTAGGAACTCCGTGTTTGTTTGTGACCTTCATGGTGCCCTTCATGCCTAAGAGCCTAGATCATAGTGCTAGTCGGAACGATGTGCAAGTGCTATCGCTAATTATTTTTGGTGAGCCAGCGTCAAAGGCCAACTCGCGCAGGGTGGTTCGCATAGGAAACATGTCCCGACTGATCAAGAGCAAGAAGGCTCTGTCCTATGTGGATGTGTTTAACCAGCAGGCGGTCCCAGTTGATCCGCTGCTGACAGGCGATGTCGCGGTGACGATGCATATCTACTATGCGTCCCGCCGTCCTGACTTGGATGAGTCCCTGATCCTTGACCTGCTGCAAGGCGTTGTTTACGCGAACGACAGGCAAGTCAAGGAGAAGCACATGTACCACCACCTCGACAAGCTGAACCCACGCGCCGAGATCACGGTCAGAACTTTGGTCGAAAAAAAGCCCACCGCTAAGGATGGGCTTAAACAGGCTTCTGCCTGAAAAGGAGGGAGAGCCCCCATTGTAGACCTCCGTGGACCTCTATGGCACTCCATGGACCTTGGTGGAATAAAAAGATGGCTGACCCTATTGACAGCCGAAATGTGGCGGCTCACAATGCACTCAGTTGCCGTGAGAAGCGACTGAAAGAATGCTGACTCATGCCTCCGCCCTCAAGCGACTTATGTGCGCAAAGGGTTCTCACCGGGGGCAGCAGTCAGCATTTTTTTTGTCTCTCTCACGCATCAGATTCGATGCGGTCCGTCGGTGGTCGAGTCTGTATTTAACCCTGCTACACGAGCGAGCCAGAGCGGGGGCGGTGGGCGTATCCCAGAGCCGGGTGGTTGAAACAAGTCTAGGGTAGTGCGAAGCGAGAGCATGGCTCCGTAGAGCATAGGCGACACTGTCATTTCTATGACGGTTAGGCTATGCTTTGCTCAAACATTCACCATAGAGCATAGGTAAAGAGGACACCGCTACCATGGCACTGACGGTGCAGCGGTGTCCTCAATAGAGTTGAGTCGTGGTGTCTGGCGGGTTAGCGCCGCCATTCCCTCTGTTTGGTACATGCAGAAAGTAAACACTGCTTTATGTGAGCACCACGGCTCATCCCTTTAACTAGGAGTAATCGTGCCCCGCGACTACAAAACTGAATACAAGACCCAGAAGGCCCGTGGTGAGCACCCGGACCGTATGGAACGCCAGAAGGCAAGGCGGAAGATGGATGCGGATGGCGTAAACAGGGCAGGCAAAGATGTCGCCCATGTCAAAGCACTATCGAAGGGCGGGTCCAATGCTGACGGCGTCAAGCTGCAAGCCCCGTCCAAGAACCGAAGTTTCCCGAGGAGGTCTGACGGGTCAATGAAATGATCGCTGATTACATCGAGCAATTCCATTTCGCTGAAAGTCTGCGCATCGCTTGCCCAGACTGCTCTGGAGAGAGAAAGAAGCGGAATGCAAAAGACATGTCGCTTCACCGCAAACCCGATGGGGCAACTGCTTATTTTTGCCATCATTGCGGATCGAGTGGAGTGGTAAACAACAAGACCGAATGGAGGGCTCCCCCCGTGTCAGCAGTTCCCAAGTTCAAGGTGGTTCAGAACCACCTTGAAGCCCGTCACTATGAATGGCTCTTGCTCCGTGGCATTTCCAAGGCCACCGCAGATGCGGCCAAGCTCTTCGCCGCAGATCGATTCTTCTCTCGGTTAAACGCTAACCATGACTGCATTGCCTTTCCGTATTTTCGGAAGGGCGAGTTCGTGGGAGCCAAGTACCGTTCAATCCCTGACAAGGACTTCACGCAGGATGCCGGGGGCGGACAGGACTTCTTCAATCTGGACAATGTGGAGAGCGGCAAGCCAATCATCATTGTCGAAGGAGAGATTGACTGCTTGACCCTCATCGAGGCTGGCATTTCTAACTGTTTAAGCGTACCTACCGGGGCTCCGTTAAAGGTAGCGGACGGTAAGGTTAGTCCTAGTGAGGACAAGCGGTTTGCCTATGTATGGGCAGCGCGTGAGCAATTGGAGGCCGCCCCTTACGTCATCTTAGCCACTGACCAAGACGTACCCGGTCAGGCGCTGGCAGAAGAGTTGGCGCGGCGGATTGGCAAAGAGAAGTGCCGCATTGCCAAGTTTGCAGCCAAAGACCTCAATGACATCTTCAATGACCCGACACAGACTCTCAGTCTTCAGGACATTCTGGACTCCGCATCACCCTACCCTATCTCAGGGTTGTCTGATGCTGCAACATATGCGGACCGCTTAAACGACCTCTACGCCAAGGGCACCGGGGCAGGGTTCTCTACGGGGTATACATCGCTCGATCCTATTTACACTGTGGCACCCGGCCAGCTAACCGTTGTTACTGGATATCCAAGTAGCGGCAAAAGCAACTTCGTGGATCAGGTGATGGTCAACCTAGCGCAGGCCAATGACTGGAAGTTT